GATTAAAAAGTCTTCGTCGTTAATAACAGTCACTGACCAGTCGCCAAATGTACGATCGCCTGCCATCTTAACCTTGCGGCCAAAGTATGGTACTTCGATTACACCAAGATCAGACGAAGGAATCATTGAAGCACGTACAAGGAACGGTACCTTGATATCTGCAATTGAGTTAGCTGGATTATTGAAAGTCACCTGGAAAAGGGACCCACGAGCCCCTCCCAGTGTTAGTTGACTTCTAATATCATTTACATTAAACGCCATGTTTTGTTCTCCTTTATTCTATTTATTCTTAAAACTTACCGACTACTTCGGAGAACTCAACACCGGTTCTAACAGCAACAAAGTTCAATTGAATGAAGTTGATGCTCTTAGCTGGCTTGATGTAAATGTCACCAACGAATCTGTTACCGTCAATTACTTCGCCGGTATTGTTGGTTGCGTCGCAAACAACTTTGAAGTCGTAGATGCCACGACGACCTTGGACGTCACGTAGGAACGGTTCAACGAGGTTACGGAATTGAGCACGTGTGAAATCATCGTTGAATTCAAACAGAGTGAATTTAGTTGCGGTAGCAATTGCCTTTTCAAGAACAATAAACAGACGACGAACGTTGATACGGTCAAATGCGCTTGGCTTAGACAGCAATGTCTTATCACCATACAGAACAGTACCTTGACCAGGGAATGTAACTACTGGGTTTACACCAGCCTTGTACAGTTGGTCACGGTCAGCTTGACGTGGGTTGTATGCTAGCTTGACGATGTTCTTAATCTGACCACGGTTAAAACCGGCTGGTGAGAACCATGCGTCACGTGTATCATCTGTACGAACACACAGACCAGCTGTATCACCGTTCAGAGGAATATAACGGTAGATGTCGTTATATTTGTCATACTGGTATTTGTAACCAGAATCCATAACAGCGTAAGAAGTGCTACGCAATGCATTACGGAATGCAATAACGTCTGTTGTTTCACTGCCTGCATTACTGACAACATCAGCTCTTTGAGGTGAACAGAAAACAACGCAATCTTTACGGCTTTCAGCAATGTTATCAATTAGGTAGTTGGCTTTTTGTTCACCAACAGAACCACCACTTGCAACCCCTTGAAGAATTAACGATACATCAACATCTTCTGCAGATGCAAACAGATCATATGCTGCAAGTGTGACTGCAAGCGCGCTATTGTTTTCATCAAGACCGTCTGTTCCATTTGCAAAGGAAATTGTAAGTGGTGCTGTAGTTGTTGGGTTAACAAGCGCTGTAGCTGTTGCAACGCTAGCTGCTCCAGAACGATCATTGGCCCACCAAATGTATTGTGAACCATCGTTGATAACAGTCTTGTAATAGTTTGTTGCGCCATCTTCTGTCTTTGCATCCTGTGCACGAGACAAATGAGCCAGAACTTCGAGAATCGTACCAGGTGTTCCTGTGAACAGGCCGTCTTCATCTGTTACAATTACATGCAGCTCATCTGTTGCAGACGAATTGCCAAAGTTTGCTTGATATTGTGAAACACCAGGAGCTGCATCAACATCATTCCAGAATTCCCATTTACGTGTTAGAGCTGTACTTGCAACGTTTGCAGCAAGAGCAAACAAATCAGAAGAAGATACTGTAAATGTAGCAACTGTAGATGTGTTTGACACAGCACTAATAGCAGTAACCTTCATGTACTGGAGACCAATAGATGTGTTACCCACTTCAATGTAATCACCAACAGTTACTGTACCTGCTAATGTGGTTGCATAGCTCACAGTATTAGCAATTGTACCTGAACCACCAACAGTAATGTTAACAGATATTGTGTTTGATCCAACAGTCACTGCTACGTTAGAAGTTGTAGCAATGTAACCAGCAACACCATTATTAGCAACGTTTGCAGAAGAACTATATGCTGTTGCTGAATCGCAAACAGAAATCTTCAACGAGTTACCCATCAATCCTGGGCACTTTGCAATGTATTTAACATCGGTATCAGAAAAGGTAAGTGTATCGTAATGGTCTTGATTTTTAACAACATATGCAGCCACAGCTGTGTTACCATTATCAAAATCTGAAATAGCCGCTGTATTAGCAACTGCATTACGCACTACAATGCTTGTGTTTGTAGATGTTGTGTTTGCACCGCGGACAACGTATAATTTGTTACCATAAGACAAGAAATTAGCACCCGTAAAGAATGTTTCTGCGTTGTGGTTTGTTGGTTTACCGAATCTTGCGGCTAAGTATGCTTCTGAATCAATAAGAACGCGTTCACCAACTGGACCCCAACGGAACACACCAGCTAAGGCGCCTTCGGTTGTAGATACTGCAGGAACAACGGTTGATAGGTCAATTTCAGATACATTTACGCCAGGACTAACTTGGAATGGCATGCTTATCTCCCCTCTGAGGTTTTATTTGTGTAGAAAACGAAGTTTGTTTGGTAGTATTTATAATTCTACGGTTTCACTGTTGCCATCCATACGACCCATTTTTTTCCATCATAGACTCATCAAACTGCTGGTCACCTACAAACAACCATGAGTCGTCCCCACGTCGTGCAGCAATCGTTACTGCCTGTGCAGCTTCACCTCTGCTTATGATTCCAAAAGGAAGCATATTCTCATCCATTGCTTCTTCGTTTTCTTGTTCCAAACGTTGGCGCAAATCAACGCTTGTTAATTCTTTCATGTAAGATTGTTCCATTGCCCATGCAAAAAGAACACAACACATAACCAGGTCATCATGACCCTCTTCAGCTTCATAGCTGTCACCAATATTTACAAAACGGAATAGTTCGTATAATATTCGTTCATCATTAATTAATAGTTTGTCACTTTCAACTTGAGTTTTTAGACCCATACATCCAATACGTTTGACTTGTTTGGATGTCTTTACACCCATACGAGTTGCCTGACCAAATCCAGGCGAAATTACTTGACCACTTCTTCCGTTGTTTACTGTTGTCAGTACATTCTCATATTCAAGATCGTGATGTAAGATATTTGCAATCTGTTCCCCAATATCGTTCGTCTCAACAAGAACATATGCATTGTTATAATGTTTGGAAAGTTGGTATACGATATTTGGATATAACAAAGGTGATATCATGTTGTTACGGTACGATGCAACAACACTATACGGTAGTTGAGAAACATCGAATACAACAAATGCTGAATAGTCTCCCTGAACGCCTCTAGCCGTGTCTACAATTGTAACATACTGCCTGCCCGCAACTGGCTGTTTAAATATTCGTGTATCCGGATTACTTGCTTCTGGTGGCACTGCTCTTAACAATCTCAACTTAGTGGCACTAATAAGTGTATGTGATGAACCAATGAACTCACACTCAAACTCAACACGGAATTGTTCTTCGCTTGTGTTGCGGATTGTTTCTTGGCGCCACAGTTCATCACGACCCGGTACTTCACTCCAGTGCACATCAATACGTTTGTATGCATTCTTACCTTCTTCACTATCTGTCCATATCTTGTAGAACATATTCAAACCATTTGGTGTTGAAGTAATCAATACCTTTGTTGTCTGACCAGAAGAGATTGTTGGGTAGACGGAAGCAAAGAACGATTCTTGCATGTTGTTTTCAACGAACGCAAACTCATCCAGATATACTAAGTTAAAAGATCCACCACGAATTGCGCTTGATGAAGTAGCAGAAGCAAGAATCTTTGATCCGTTTTCTAATTCAATGTTACCTTTGTTCCACTCAACAATACCTTGCTGGATCCATTTTGGTAAATGTTCGTATGCTAATTGAATACGGGAAAGAATTTCTCGGGCCTGTGATAACTTATGAGCAAGGATAGCAACGCTATATGTTTCATGGAAGAGAACATACCACAACATGATACCAACCAATGTTGTTGTCTTTCCGCACTGACGTGGCATTTTACAAATAACAAAACGCTCATCAACTGATAAACGTACTATGTCTTTTTGGTAATCATAAAGATTGAAACTAACAAGACCTCTATCAACGTTAACAATCTTAATGTATGTCTCAATGAAGTACTCTGGATCCTCAGCACACTTCATCCATTCCTGGACTTGTTGAGGTGTCCACGAATGTTTTACATTCGATCTTTTAAGGTTTTGATTACCTAGATATGATTCGTTAACGCGACTCATTTTGTTTCTTTATCAACTGTTGAAGTTCGGCTGTGCTGCCAACAAACAAGTTATTATTTACAGTAGTTGGGTTTGGACCAATACCGGTTAAGTCTTTTTTACGTTTTTGTAATTCAAGCAAGTCTTTGTTTGCATCAGCGAGCGTTTTAACAAGAGTAGCCGCTACCTCATATGCACGTGGATGTTGTGACATACCCGCAACTTCCAGTACACCGTTCAATGCTTCCTGTCCTTTTTCAATAGCAGCAATCATATTGCCTCGTGCATATTCAAAGTCATCTGTCACTTGTTTATCACCAAACGTGCTTACAACAGGCATCGAAAGAGGCATGGCGTCAATAGGTGTCAAGCCAAGTGTACTAGCAATAGGATCATCATTCATAATTAAGCAGTAGGGTCTTCGTACCTTACTATGTATCCAAAGTCATCATCAGGGTAAATTAGATCCCGTGATATTGTTAGTGATGAGTTAGTTGTTGGTGAACCATTGGATAGCAGACCAGGAGTTACAATAACACTTGATAATTCTGTATTGCTACTTAACGAATTAAATATCGAACTGTTTGCAAATTTGATAATACCTGATTTGCGAATAGGACCAAACAAATAACCTTTTAGTGTAAAAGTTAAGTTCCATTCAAGAGTTCTACGCTCTTCAAAATTACCTTCATACGTATCAGTCAACCTTACATCATTTAATATAACAGGAATATCCATATTGATATCCATGTCTGGTATTAAGTTGATTGTAGCAGTCCATTCAGGTGTGAAGAATGGAAGAATCTGTTCTATGATACGTGTACCGTCATCTGTATTCTTAACAAGTACAGAAAGAGAAAAGTTTATATTGTACGGTACAGGATTGTACTGGTAATACATCTTGTTGGGATCTGTATCGTCTTTTTTATATCTTTTACCAATTGTGTTTAGTTTACGACTTCCATCATATTGGATGTCCGTCATCTCAAACGAAATGATTGGTAGTTGTACTGACGTTTTACGATTTAGATCGGGGTCTGATGTTAGACGAGCTAACATCTTTTCCTTTGGTCCATATACGACAGGTACTTTAACAGAGTGTATTTGATTATGAGAAGTATCTGGACGGTTAATGGTTATATCATTAAACAGTGTACCAAAAAGAGTAACATAACGTCTTATTGTTCCGTTATAAAAGGTGTGGCCAAACATTAGTACGAAACTCCTTCACTGAAAGGATCACGTTCCGTGAAGATAACAAAGCTGTCTGCTTCTGTTTCAAATTCATCATTTTCTGCAAGTTCGTTGTTTGTGTTAATATCAAAACTTTCTTGAATAAGACTGTATCCGTCCTCATCATTGATAAACAATCCACTTTCAGTAAATATACCAGCTGAGACCTCTTGGCTCATGCTGTAATCCAACATTAATGCATCAACCTCATCAATCCCTGTCTTAATGTATTCATTGTTGTATTCAAACAATTCACACTTGAGGTCATACATCTGCAACGAACCAAGTTGATAAAATATCGCTTCATGTTCGACAAACTTAATCTCAAACAACTTTCTATTAAGAGGAAGAAAGATAAGGTCACCTTCATTGGGTCTTGTTTTTGTTTCCAACACACCTACCTCTTGATCCCAAACTCTACGTGCAATACTGAAAGTAATTTGGTCGCGAATTTGAATGTTAAACTTCGAAAGGAAGTCTCCCTCACCAGCAAATCCTTCGATGTTCTTTATGTACATCTCAACAGGTATAGCACTGGTGTAATAACGAGTTGGATCTTCGCCATATATTTTATCAATTGCACTCGCATTACGAGGAATAAAATACATATCTAAACCATAGATTCTTATTGACTCTATGATTAGATCCTCAATCAATGTTTGCTCACCACTGTTTTGGAAGTTGTTAAAAAAGAAGTTAGTCGCCATTATATCTTCGTTACTGTTACGTTACAATTTTTTGTTTTAACAGATTTTCCCGTATATAAAGAATTTCTCATATTAGCAATATTATCCATAAATTACCCTATGAGATCCGCAACCGGCAGGCTGTAGCTGTTGATCATCTCTTCTTCAAGCTTTGTAATTTCATCTTTTGCATCGTTAAGAATCTTTTCACCATTAAACTGAACACCACCAGGTAGCACCATTCCTGTGAACTTGGTTAGGTTTGAACCCCATTGGTATTTAATCTTTGCTGTGCAATATGTGGCAAGCCAACGATCGCCCCATGCATCTGTAAATGTGTTTGGATCAATGACCTGGTATGCTTCAACAAGAAGAAATTCACCAGAATTGTAATTTTCCCATTTTGTATCAACATATAGACGGTTCATGTGTCTATTAAAACGAATTGGTTGCTGACCAACAAGCATCTCTGATATCAAACCAAGATGTTGCATAGCCATGTAATATGGAATCATTGAGTATGCAGTTAACGTGTAAAGATCGTTAAGCGCAATTTGATAACGGATGTTGAACATATCATCCGAACGAATCGAAGGATCACCAATTGGAAACACACGTACGGTTCCGATAATGTTATCGGGCAACGTAATGTAACGATTGGACTTATCCGCGTCAGTAATTTGGTGCTTGTAATAAATCTTATCGGTACCATCAAAATGGTAATCCCAATAATACTTTAACGATTCATCAATGCGATCTTCTACTTGATCATCATCAACGTTAATCTCTATTACAGGCTTGCCTAACTTGCGTAGGCAATATTCTTTAAAGTCAGCTCGAGAAGCAGGTACCGCCATATAAATCTCCTTATATGGCGGTATTTATCTAACAGAATTTTAGTTAGATCAGTCGATAGCGTGAGCAACCTCTGCTGGTGCTTGTTGCTGCGACTGAGCTTGTGCTTGCTTGATGATCTCATCAAATACGCGACGTGACACCTTATGTGGCAGACTATCAAGTCCTTCAAGAACAATGTTGATAGCAGACACAGGCAATCTCAATTCAATTGCAACTTCTGGTGCAGCGGTAGTTTGAGTGTTTTCCATAATTAATTCCTCTTAAAAAATAACAATAATACTAAACGTGAACAAATAAGGCAACAGAGTTACCAAGGTAAACCGGATTTTTGTGTTGGAGCTTTCAACGCATTAATTTGCGTTTGTAGTCTTTCCTCAACAACTTCCTTACCTAACGAATCCTGTACCCAGCTAATCACATCTTCCTTGGTCAGATTAGCGTATGGTATATAGGTTCCGTCAGTTTCGTGAGTATACCCTACTGTTCCATAGGTGTCAACAGTATGTTCTCCCTCTGTTGCCATGGCGCGGTAATGAACAGTTGAGACAAAACCGTTATTGGCTTGTCTGTCCATAGAAGAGATTACCCACGTGAATGTTGGAGTTGTCGGTGTTGGTGTTGATGGTGTTGTAGCCATGATTTTCCTTTATAAAAAAAGTTAAGGGTGAGTGAATTTATAGGCATTAATCTGAATGCATGTTATATATATCTTCTATGTTGTAACGGTTATTTTGGTGATTCTTTCTTGCCATGCTGCAATTAATTCTGGTGTCCAAGCGGCCGCAGCAATTGCTTGAACATTGTCTGGTTGATCGCTAATGTCTTGCCCAGGAGTGAAACTCCAACGGTGGTATGATGAAGATAGTTCTTTACCATCTTCCATAATTCTTGTTACCTGACGTACCTGAACAATGCCATGTTCATTCATTTCAATCTTATCAATTACTTGTTCTTTTGTTAAACTCATTTTCTTTTCCTTTTATATAATTAATCTACAAAGTAAGTAGCTGTTCCTGAAGCGTATGTTATTACTGTTGTCTCTTGAGAACCACCATTATATATGTACAACACGGCACGGTTTGCAGTAAGCGTCAATAGATTTTGAATTCTATTTGTTGGTCCATTTGTGCCCATAGTGCCGACCATTGATGCCTCACTGTAAGTACCTACGTTAAATGGCAATCCGTCAATATACTGAGTGGCTCCACCAGTCCCACTATTACCAGTATCGCAACGAAACCAAATAGTTACTTGTTTTCCAATTTTTACATAAGTACCAACTTTAGTGGTAAATGTTCCACTTGCAGATCCATTAACGTTTGGAGTCCAAGTACCTTCTTCATAATCATCCAGTGTGTTTGCATTAGATGATGCAGATTGAGAAGCAGGGAACATAATACCAGTGCCAGATGTTGGGGACGCACCGCCAAGACCTATACCAAAATCATTGATACGCATACGTTCTGAACTGTTAACTAGAGTAATTAAGGGAATTGCTCCTTCAGAAACGATGTAACTACCAGCAGCGTTGGACTGAATCCTTATGCTTGAAGAACCATTAGAGTTCCTTGACATGATTAAATTAGCATTGTCTGCGCCAAACACATCTAGTTTAAAGAGTGGTGTTTTTGTTCCAATCCCAACGTTGCCGTCATGGTCAATACGCATCTTCTCCTGTATAGCATTTGTACCGTCTGCACCATTGGTTATATTATTTGTATAGAATGCGAGCTGAGTGTGCCAGTTGCTGTCTCCTTCTCTTCGCATAAAACCAATACCTGCCGCCATTCCATTACTGCCACCTGCACCCATACCAAAGAATACGCCATCTCCATTACTAGCTACCCCAGGGAATCCAAAACTAGCCGCTTTTGCAAAATTAGTAACACTTGTTATGGTAGCAGTTGAAATACCGGCTGTGCCAGTTAATGATATATCAAGTTTTGCTTGTGGCGCAGTAGTACCAATCCCTACATAGCCAGTGGTTGCCTTCATTCTCATGACTTCTATACTATTACTTGTATTGAACGTGAGATCAGCATCACTTCTGAGCCTAGAGCCGTACCCAGAACCAATATCAAAATACAAGTGGGCCGCGGCACTATCTGTTAGACTTAATGCACAGCCTCCAACGTTTTGTCCAATGATGACAGTACCCTGAGTCAATTCATTGGGGTTGCCAATAACAACTGATGCTATACCGTTGTAGTTAACATCAAGTTTTCCTCTTGGAGAGGTACTATTAATCCCCACGTTGCCTGCGCCCGTCACTTTAAACCGATTTACACCACCGCTTTCAAAATTAACAATGGCATCTACATCATTTGAAGTACCTGTTGTTTTGACCAGCAACCCGTTGGCAAACTGACTGCCATTACCAGAATTAGTAATTGCTACCGTATAACCTTGAATGGAAGTAGCCCATTGAATTGCTTGGGCGCCCGCTGTTAATCCAGCTGCGTCGCCGGTGTTGGTGGAGATGTTTGCTAATGCACTTGTAGGAGACGATGTACCAATCCCCAGATAACCAGCAGAGGTGAGGCGCATTTTTTCACCCGCTGTTGTTGTGGCTCCTGTTGTAAACGCCAACTCCCCAACTGTTGAGGCTCGGATAAATTGAATACCTGCCAACAGAGGCCACACGCCGTTGGCGTAATCTAAACCAATATATCCTTGAATTGCGGTTCCGCCAGAAACGCCATTTCTTGCAATGACTTTGAAATCAGGATCGGTAACGCCAGTTGTAAAAATGGCTTGAACTGTAGACGCTGTGTTACCGCCAATGTGCAATTTAGCCGCTGGCGATGTAGTACCAATCCCCAATCCAGTGGAATTGTATCTCATAATCTCAGTACCGCCTTCGGCGCCTGGCTGGCTGCCAGTCAAAAATCTAACACCGCTGGCTGCATCAGTTCCTATTGTTGCAGGTAAACTACTGCCTGCACCCAACATTAGTGATGCTGTGTTTGTATCACTGATTGTAATAACTGAACGAGTAGATCCGCCATTTGAGACAGTAAGTCTTGAATAAGCAGTTGTTGTACCGATGAGCAAATTACCGCCGTTGTCAAGGCGCATTTTCTCTGCAAGATTAGGGCTTGCAATAGTTCCGCTACTTGTTTTAAATACTAAAGTTGCTCTTATAGACCCCCCTTCCGCTTCATTCCAAGAGTTTGCCTTAAGCATTTGGATTGCAGCGCCAGTTTTTTGCGTTAATCCTGCAGTGCCGTTATAAGAACAACCATTAAAAACTATTGAATAACCAGTTCCATTATCGTTGGTGCTTACAAACCCAGTAGCGCCGCCATCTATAGTTAATACATCTTGACTTGCAATTGCGCTTGTTGCAGTTAAATAAAGCTTTGTAGTAGGTGAAGTAGTTCCAATCCCCAAATTGCCGCTGGAGTCAAGGCGCATCCGTTCATTGCCACCAGAAGTCATGAAAAGGATGCCAGCATCAACAGTACCACCAAGAACTAAGTTATTAGATCCATCCATGACCACTAATTGGCGTGATGTTCCTGCTACACTTTTAGCTGAAATTCCTTGGCCATTATCTATCTGCATCCCAGCACCAGTAATTGTAAATGTTCCAGCAACATGCAACTTTGATACTGGCGAACTAGTACCAATCCCCACGTTGCCGCTGGCATCAATACGCATTTTTTCTGAGGCATTTACAAAAAATGCATGGAATGGGCTTCCACCAACATTTCTATAAGTGTCGTAACTTGTGCCGCCACCAGTATCACCAGTAATACGCAACCCGCAAAGAGTTCCGCTGCCTGATGGGGCACTTCCTATTTGAATGCATCCTGAATTTACACTATTTGTAAATTGAGTTATTATTCCGGGAGTAAAACCTGTTGTTGAACCACCCACAACATATAAAGGAACAGTCGGAGATGTGGTCCCAATTCCTACATTGCCGCTTGCGTCTTTGTAAAACTGACCGCTGCCAAGGTTAACAATACCTGAGCCGCCTGTCAGTGTGGTGCTGTAGGCAAGAGAAGTGAAAGAGCCAGTTGTAGCAGTAGTCGCTCCAACAGTGCCGTTAATGTTGATAGATGCCGTACCAGTTAAACCAGTACCAGCACCTGAGAATGATGTTCCAGTGATTGTGCCATTGACGTCTAGCTTAGTGGATGGCGCTGTAGTGCCAATACCTACGTTGCCATTCGTGTTGATCCGCATGCGCTCTGTTAAGGCACTTGCCGTGCTTTGGGTCGCAAACGCTATCCCAGTATTATTGTTAGTGCCGTCAGTTTCTAAGAATCGAATTTCTGATACGGAAACTCCGCCGTTACTACCAGACCTTATTGATTTATAAACTCCATCGGTTTGTGGGCTCGACACGTTATCATTTAGATACAGCGCAACGCCACTGGTAGAGGAAGTACGAGTCATTAATACTTCTAACCTTGCTCCAGGTGAAGCAGTGCCAATACCCATATTACCACTGGCATCTACACGCAAGCGCTCAGAACCGTCTGTAGACACTGCCCATACGTTTGTCGTTGGTAGAAACATACCAGTCGTTGATCCACCTACATCGCTTTGTATAGGAGGTGCTGTGGCACTGTTTACTGTGCCATTAAGAATAAGAGTCATTGTTGTGTTCCTTCAAGTGCCATAACACGTGCTGTCAGAGAAGCGATGAGTGCTTGTTGTTCTTGCATAGTTTTATATTGAGATTTTCTAATTCAACAACTCAATCAAGGGGTGATGGCTTTTAGTTCGTCGAGAGTTGTGGCTGCATCAGCTAGTTGGGTAATATCCCGTAGTCTCTGCTTTTCTGCCACGATTGCAGTGGTGTTGGCTCCGGTTTCTAATGCCCGTTGGAATGCCACATCCTGTATAGTAAGCAATGGTCCTCGTTCTTGTCGCAAGCGAGTCTTGGTAATCTCTTTGGCCTTGTCCATGTTGATGGTGATCATTTTTTCTCCTTAGCGGCTTGTTCTGCAAACCATGCGTGTGCGCCAATGCCATAACCGTCGGGATCGGCAAAGTCTGCTTCCCAAGCATCATAAAAATCAAGATTGCTTGGTATCTGTGACCTGTCAATAATATGATAGGGCATTCCTGCTGGTACATCTTTGCGAGCGATTTCTTCGATAGAAATACCACAATTAGGTGCAGGTATCACCAGTGTGACCCCACCTGTTTCCGATTCATGTATAATTACCTTTGACATAATTTTCCTTATCTAAATACTGC